AATAGGTGATATTGTATCTCCTGATAATTGATAGAATCCATCATCAGAATAAAAGAATACATTTCTATTATCTTGACAAACTGTTTGTCCATAAACAGCTCCTCTATTTGGTGATATAACTGATAATCTAAATACTACAGATCCACCAACAAAATCCATACGAATGATTTGGTTTTGTCTAAATACATATCCTATCTCACCAGATGTAATATGTACTATTCTACCACCTGATCCAGGCAAGTCTTGAAAGTCTGCTTGTTTACCTTGCCAAGTAGCAATATCATTTATACCTGACCATTGTATTCTATTTGTATTTGTAGGTTGATTACCTGTAACAAAAAAATCTCTAATAACTCCTGATACTCTAAATGTAGGTAATGTTCCTGCTGTAACTATTGTACTAAGATTAGCAAAATTTGTAGATGTACCCATCAAATAATATTGTGGTGCATCAACTCCATTACTTGCAATTACATGATTACCAAACTGAGTAAAAGTAATATAATCACTATTAGTTCCAGTTAATCCAGATTTTCTGGATGTAAAAGTTCCTGTAGCTAATTGAAATATATTTGAATTTGTTCCTACAAAGTTAAAGATATTATTTGAGTTATCTCTAAATGAACCTGCACCTCTAGCATCAGAGGCAACACTATTAGTTGTATAATCAACTAAAGATGGAAATCTTTTATATGTATTTAAAGTATGATATACATTTGTAGCTACATTAGCACCTGGTTTTAAATGCTCAGGTTGATCAGGTAGCCATTCTCCAAAAGGTACTTGCATTATCTACTCCTATAAAATGATAAGTCTGTTTGTACATCTGTTCTTTGTGTAACAGGTGCTCCTCCATATGTATCTTGTCTATCATTATTCTCACATCTTTCTAAAGCTGTAGAATACATTTGTAACCATTGTGATAATTGTGTTTGATCAATACCACCAAGAAAGTTAGCAGCATGATATAAAGATCCATACAAGTATATTGCAGGATGTTTATTTAAAATATAATTTGATGTATTTGAATCACTAAGTGCTCCGATAGCTTTATAATAAGATAACTTACCAGTATAGCTAGTGTCAGGAGCAGGACCGAACCTAAATTTTTCCACTTCATTATCTGCCTCTATTGTATAAGTTCTTGGTCTACCAGTTCTAGATCCACCTCTTGTTTCAAACATATTATGTGGTGTAATATACTCTAATGGAAACTTGGTAGATGATTGTAATATAAAAAATGATCTTACAGCTAAAAAGCCTGTAGGAACATTTACTTGTTCAGCATTGATTGTTACATCGTCTTGCTGTTCCATTTGTCTAATTCTTAATTTAGCATTGAAGTCAGCTTCTGTTAATTTAATAAAATCATCTTGTATCTCAGTTGTAAGATCTGATCTATTTAAGAAATTTGCTATTGAAGCTTTTAATTCTGAATATGTTGATAGTGCCATTATAAACTGCCTTCTGCTGTTCTAAAATATCTAAACTCACTAGAGTTTAGTTTAGTTCTCATAATTTTTTTTTGTACTTCTTTTGGTAATGCAAACCAATTATTAGTACCATTATATTCTTTCGCCCAGATCTGTAGCACTAATGGAGGTACACTAGCTACTCGTTTCATTTCTTTGGCTTTAGATAAGTATCCATTGTCATGATTATAAAGCTCTTTATTTCTTTTCAACAAAGGATTTACATCCTGTTGATTATTAATAGTTAGCTTACCATCTGACTCTTGAATATACTTAGTCTTTATACCACCATCGTATTCTACAGATCGAACTTTTCCCATTACTCTGTCAATTCAGTTACGTAAAGATTTACAGATCCTATAACTGCAACTTTTTCACCTTCAGATACTTTGAAGTAATCTTCAGATTTAGATGCTAAAAATATCTTAGCATTAGTTGCTGTAGGAGCTACACCAAATTCAATATGACAATCAGCATCTGCTATGCCTCTAACATATTCTATGTTAGCTCCAAAAGCTGATGATGCTGCCGATGAACCTGATGAAGTAACTTTTTGTGTAGTAACAGGTCTCATTGCAAAATGTGACATATTACTCCTTATCTTCTAATTACAAAAGTTACGTTAAGTTTTTTAGCTCCAGTAGATCCACCATCAGTTATCATTTCGATAGTGCCATCTTCTTGGACATCATTTGCTGCTGTAGGTTCTGCTGTGTCTACGTCTCCAGCTGCTGAACCTGAATGTGCAACAGTAATTCCACCACCAGTAACAGCAGTTCCACCTATTTCAAAAGATATTCCTGCATTACCACCAGAGATTGCTCCCTGTAATGATGATATAATTTTAATTATTTTACCTGAATCAGGTACTGGTACAAAAGTTGATGATGCTGTGCTGATGTCAGCAATTTCAGCATGTAAAAAATAGTCGTTTAATGTTCTCATTTTATTCCCTAAATGTTCCGATCTTAACCTTCTCTCAGATCTTCATTTTTATAGAATCTGCTGGGGGAGCAGATTTATAGGTTACTCCCCCAAACAGTTAATTTATTATGATGTTGTTAAGTCTGCAACAAGTCCAGATGCTTTTTCGTTTCTTGACTCTAAAGTCGCTTCAACTAAAAGCTGTCTCTTTTCAGAGTCACCAGTTTTTGCAAGTTCATGCATACTGAAGTCTCTTAGGAACGCTATTGCAAAGAAGTTCATATCTAACACATATGCATCTCTATCTCTAGAGAATCTGTTAGGAACAACTTGTAACTGTCCAAAATCAGATGCATATACGTCTACAGAAGTGTATAATGTAGCGTCTGCACCTGCATCAAATCTAGTTGAATTACCAGTAAATCCTGATAATTTTTGTTTGTTGAATGGTCCTACCATAATCATTGATGGTTCACCACCTTCATTCCAACATGATTTGATTACTGATTTTAATTGTGCCTCTGTGAAAGCTCTTTGAGTTCCATCAGTTCTTGCTGTATTACCAGCTGAACCAGATCCTCCACCAGAACCGAATACATCATTAGTTGCAATCCATGCACCTAATGTACCCATTTTTCTAGCAGTTGATGAGTTACCAGCGTTTTCTGCAATGTTTCCAGTTACAGTTGCTTCCATATCTCTTTTTAACTCTTTTGCTCTCTTAGCAATTTGATATGCTAACTCAGATGCTCTACCTGCTTTGTCTACTGACTCTTGTGTTCCTGTGATTACAACAGTTTTGTCCATAATCTGTGAACTATTTGAAAGTCTAACAGTTGCAGTTGATGCATCTAAAGTTGCTTCATCCCCTTCAATAACAGCGTTGTTTGTAACTGCTGCTGCTAAAGAGTCTGTTTGCCATTCGTGAAGAACTGAAGTAGCTTTTGTTTTAGCTGCTGAGCTGATGAATGGCGTATCTGTAGGTGCTATCGAATAGATAACATCAGAAAGATCTTCTCTTTCTCCTACTGAATCGTACGTGTCAAACGTATTTGTTGGCTGTGCCATTGTTATTTCCTTTGTTGAGATTTAAGATTAATAATGTCAAGAATCGCAGAAGAAGCATCATGGATGTTTCCTGTTTTACGAACCTTGCCAATTTTATTTCTTATTTGCTCTCTACCAGAACTTGTTGATGACTTCGCAACACCAGACTTAACTACCTTTGGAGCATTAGCTACTTTTTTTTGAACGATAGGTCTTTTATCTTTCAAAGATTGATAGCTCATTGCATCTTTTGCAACCATTAAAAATCTATGGTCTGCAAGTGATCCGATCTCCTCATCATTAAATCCATAACCTCTAAGTGAGTTACGCATACTAAGTTTGAATTGATCTGCTTTATTTGGATCGTTATACTCTGGTATTTTTGTAGCTGCTAATTCACGCTGTGCTTCAAGAAATTCAGTATACTGTTTAGCCTGTGCTTGTTTGGCTTTAGTTCTCATGTCATCAAGCTGTACTTGTCGTTGTCTTAATTCATAATCCAACTTAGCAGCTTGTGTAGGATCTTCATCATATAATCTTTGAAGATCTTGACTTCCTTGTTGTTGTCTGACAGTTGCATCAGCAGTTGCTATAAGTTCATTCAACTCTGTTAGTTTCGCATCATAAGATTGACGTAAACTATTCTTTTGAGATTCAAGATCTCTCTTTTCCATCCCTAAAGTATGAGTCTTTTGTCTATAATCTGAGTCTCTAGAATATCCAGCTTTCAGTTCATCAAGGCTTACCTCAATCTCTTGACCATTTACTTTTAATCGGTGGAGATTCGGTTCTTGTGATTCTGTTTGTGTTTCTTCTGTTACCTCAGTGTTTTCAGATTCCTGCTCTGCTGGAGCTGCTTCAGACTCAGCTTGGCTCTCTGGAGTTTCCTGTTTCTCAGTACTTTCAGGTTCTGTAGATTCTGCTTTAGTTTCAGTTTCTTGTTGATCTTTTGGATTCAATAATCCTGAAATTTTTTCAGCAGCACCATCTATATTATTTGCTTCTGACATATCGTTCCTTTCATGGTTGACGAATTTGAAGTTGCGTTAGCTTAACTTCGTTTATTTAGATTATCTAACTCATCCTGAGTTAGTTTTCCACTTGTCATGATACTTTGTAAATGACCTCTGATTTTGTCTACAAGATTGTAGGCTACCCAAAGATATGTACGCTTATCATCTTCAGTGAATTTTGTATTAAAGATTTCTTGTTTATATATTTCAAGAAGATCTTCAAATGCTTTCTTTAGCAGGGGATCGTTCAGAAGTTGCTCTGCCCTCTTGCCCTGCCTGATCTGTGTTTCCTTGTCCATTTGTATTAAAGAACTCCTTTTGTCCTTTTATCATTTCTTTCATCAAATCACCAGCTTTAGTTAGATCAGTTTGTTCTAACATAGATCTTCGTTTTAAGTTGGCTTCATCAATCTTACTACCATATTTTAGTTCAAGTTCTTTTATTTTCAACTCAAACTCTAACATAGTTTGTCTCATTTTTGCCTCAATACTCTTTAGATCAGTATTAGCTTTTAGCTGTGCTCTAGAGTTTTCACCTTGTACCTGAGCTAGAGTTACTTTCTCAAACTCTGTTGGTGGTTTAGGTGGTAATTGTGGCATCTGAGATGCACCGACATCAGGATCCATAAAGAAAGGTTCTACACTATTTAGACCTGCATGTTCAACTAATTTTTTCAAAGAATTATATATATTTCTTAAATTAACCATTGGTCCATATACATTCTGTTGAAGTTGTATAGCTTCCATTTGTCTTTGTAAAATAGCATTAGTTAATATTAACTGCTGCTCTTTTGATCCAGAACCCAATCCTACTTGGACTGTAACATTAATTCTATCTTTCCATTCGTAAGGTCTCATTGGTATATACTTACCTCTGATTCTTACTATCTTTTCTTTTTGTTGATATTTACATACCAACTCAAACATTTTAAGTGCTAAATCTCTAACACCTGTTTCCGCAAATATT